TTCTCGTGTTCGTCACCACCACCTTCGCCGACGACGCAAAGCGCGTCACCGCCACCTGCACGTCGCTCGTGCAATCCTCGCCGCTCCCATCGGATGCTGTGTTCGCCGTATACGCCACGTCCGTAATCGCCAATGCGCGCGCCGGCGCATTCTGATAGGTGTAATTCACCCACAAGACGACCTCTCGCCCCCCATCTATCCGCATGGGCTCGACCAGGCTATACAGCACCACGTCATCCACTCGCGCCGGCATGTTCACGGGAATTCTGACCACCGTGCGTACCACGTCCCACGGCTGCTGCACCTTCGTCTCCGGGCGCAGCGCGCCGCTACCCAATGTCACCGTGCTGCTGTAATCGGCGTGCCGATTGCGGAAGTGCAGCACGCCGCCCCCGTCCAGCCACACATGCCCATATTCCGCCTCGGCCAGCGCGAACATCTCGGCCAGCGCGCTCCCCCCATTGGCCCACCAATAGGCCATCCTGTTCAGGCCGGGCGCAATATCGCGCTGCGCTTCAGGCCATCCCGCCCTGTCGAGCACTGCCGTCATGGCTTCGTCGCTCCACACGTCCTCCAGCACGTCACTATGCACGCGCGTTTTCAAAATACTCCAATCTTCCTCTACGCGCATTTCCACCGCCCTGCTGCCCCGGCTGCGGCTGGGGCGCAAATCGCCCACCCGCCCCACGAACCGCGGCACCCACGCGCTGCCATCGGCGCTGGACTCAATCCGCACCGGCGCGCCCGGCAACACATAGGGATACAGCGGCGATTGCGCGTTGAGCGCATCGTAACGCCCGCTCGTGTTGCGCAGCAGCACCTTACCCTTGCCCTGCTTGGGGCGCTCGAAACCATGCCCATCAGGGCGCACGAAATGCGTCGCCCCACGGGAATACTCCACATGGAACACCCGCGGCGTTTCGTCGCTATATGTCCCGTCATGGGGCCAATCGACCAGCACACGCCACCGCATCGCTCACGCTCCTGCCAGGGCTGCCCGCACCTGCTCGGCAATCATAGGCGCCAGCACGCGCTCGGCCTCCACCTGGTCGCCCAGCGCCACTGCCGGGGAATACTGCAAATGCACCACAACCGTGGGAGCCTGCCGTCCCACCTCCGCGCCTGTATACCCCACCGCGGGCGCAGCAGGCCCAATCCGATGCACCACGTCCAACTGCGCTGCCAGGCTCGGCAACCCGTGCCGCGATACCCGCTCCAATGCCCGGTTGATGCCCAACAGCCCAATCTCCCACGGCGTCGGGCTGCCTGGCGTCAGCCAATCTGGCAGCGACAAATGCTCCAACTTGTCCGCCATGGCTTCGAGTTTCCCGACCACGGTCTGGATGAACCCCGCCACCTTGTTGATAGCGCTGCCCAACGCATCCCACACCGGCATCAGCGCCGTGCGGATGAAATCCGCCACCCTCTGAAATACCGGCATCAAATGCTCGTCGAGCCATTTCGCCACTGCCTTCATGGCAGGCAGCACATACGTCCGAAACACCGCGCCCAACAGCCGCAGCGCCACGACGAACACCGCGCGCACGAACCGCGCCACCCCGCGGAATATGGGCCACAACACCCCCTTGATGAACCTGCCGACCAATTTCAGCACCGGCAGTAACACGCCCTGCCACACCGCGCCGAACACGCGCACGAAGCCGCTGCCCACCGTGGCCAGCCACGCCCCAAATACCTGCAACGCAGGCCACAGCACATTTTGCGCGAAATCCATCACCGCCGCCATCGCAGGCTGCACGAAAGCCCACGCCGCGGAAAACCCCTGTACGGCCAGCGTCAAACCCTGCTCCAGCAATGCTTTGAGCCTCACCAGGATGGGCTGCAAGAACGCCCATACAGCCGCCGCCTTCTCGCGGATGCCGCCCCAGTTGTTGCGCCATGCCAACGCCAGCAGCGCCACCGCGCCAATCAACGCCATGATGGGCAGCAGCGGGCCGGAAAGCGACAGCGAAAGCCCACCCACCGCCGCAGAAATCGACGAAATCGCGCCCAAAAACGACCCCAGCATCCACAAAAGCGGCCCTACCGCCGCCGCCAACCCCATCACGCCCACGATGAGCGTGCGCGTTTGCGGCGAAAGGTTGTTCAGCCATCCCAATAGCCGCTTACCCACGCCCAACGCCTTCATGGCATAGGGCAGCAGCACGCTGCCCAACCCTGCCGCCAGGTTGATGAGTTGCGCCTTCGCAATGCGCATGCTGTTGGCCACCCCATTGCTCGTCCTCGCAAAATCCCCCTGCGCATTCTTGGTTTGTTCCAGGATGAGCGCGTACCGCGCCTGCATCAACATCGCAGGCGTGAGCGCGTCCGCCGTCTTCGCCAGCCCCATCTGCAGCGCCTTGGCTTTGACCGCGTTGGCATTCAAGTTGATGCCCAACGAACGCAACGGCACGATTTCCCCCACCAACCCGGATTGCAACTTCTGTAGCACATCCGACGGGTCGAGGTTGTTGAACGACGCCAGGTCGGAGGCCAATTGCACCATCTGCATGGACATCTTCGCCGATGCGTCCTTCGCCAGCCCCGCGCCCTCGAATAGGTTCCCATACGTCGCCGCCGCCTCCAGCGCCGCCTGGCTGCTCATTCCCAGCGCGGTATCGGCGTTCCTGGCAAACCCCAACACAGAGTCAGCCGCATCGCCAAACACCACCTGCGCCTTGTTCACGCTTTCGTACAGGTCCGAGGCCTTGTCGGTGGCATACCCCAAGAACCCCAAAATGGGCAACGTGGCCGCGCCGGTCAACCGCTGCCCGGTCTTCGTCAGGCGCGCCGACCAGCGTGCCACCTTGGCCTCGGCCTTCGCCAGCCCAGAATCGAACGCCGACAAATCGGCCACCAACCGCACCGCAATCTTACCCAGGCTCATGAGTGTCCTCTCTGCGCCCTGGAAAGCAGCGCGAACGCCCCTTTCCAACGCTTCCAAACCGGCTCTTCTTTGTCATTGGCATCGGCATCGTGCGGCATTTCCATCATCTCACGCGACCACGCAGGCATGAAGGCCGCCATCTCTGGCGGCGCTTTCTTCTGGTCGCTGTGCACCGCCGCCACCGTCTGCGCCACAATCGCCGCCCGCACGTCACCTGGCAACACACCCCACGGCTCAAGGGTGTAATACGCCATCCATTCGTCGAACTCACGCGCCGTCATGCTGCCAAGCAGCGCATCTACCGAGGGCGCCCCCAGCGCCAGCGCCAGACGAAAGGCAAACCGTCGCCGGGGGCGTTGCTTTAGTTTTTTGTCAACTCCTCGAGGTCGCCATCGTCGAGGCCGCTCAACCGGCTGGCCACATTGAAGATGCGTTCCAACGCTGCCGCGCTCTTCGTGGCCAGCCAGGCCACGTCTGCGCCCTCGAAAATCGGCTTCCCGTCCTCATCCTCGCACACCATCACCGCCAGGCGCGCCCGCGCATACTCCAGGCGCACACGGTTCTTCCCGCGCCGCGTCTCCACCAACGACTGCTCGAACCGTTCCCGCTCCAGCGCCGTCATCGCACGCACGTACAGCGCGCCGCCCCATTCGGGTACCTCCACCAACTCGCGCACAATGTCGTTACTGGCGCGTATGTCGTCCCGGCTCAACAAGTGTTTTTCGCCCATGCATCACCTCCGGCGGCTACGGCATGACTACCGCGCCGGTAACCTGCATCTTCACACTGGCCTTGCGGGTGCCGCCAACCGGCGCTTCGGGCTCGAACTCCGTCACCAGCGCCGTAAACGTCACCTCAGCCGCATCCGGGAACGTCACCTTGAAATCCCGCGGCGCGCGGGCAATCAACATCGCCGCCAGGCCGTTGGCATTGTTCGTCTGCCCGCTGTGGGTTGCCAGCGAGGGGTCGTACTCCAATTCGAACGATACCTCGCCGCCATCGATGAGCGTCCCCTCGTACTCCTTCCAGCCGTTGGAGTCATAAGTCGTCACCTCTTCGGTGTCCAACTTCAGCCCGGGCCCCTTGACGTCACGCACCTTGGCAATCGGCACGTAACTCCCGCTTTCCCCGGCATCTTTTACGGATAAAACCGTTGCATACGTCGCAACCATGCAGCACACTCCTTTACACAGAATTCACGGCCACCTGAAAGGTCAGGTGATGCCGAAACCGATACTGGTCGTCCTGAAACGCCATCCCTGCGTCCGCGGTCAGCCAGATGCCCGCAATGCCCTGCGGCAATGCATCCGCGCCGTTCATCACGGAAACCAGCGTTGCCGCCAACTCGCTCACAGCCGCAGCGTCATCGCCGTACACATCCACGTCCAGCGCGTAATGGCGCACCTCGGCCTCACCGCCATACGTCGGCGGCTGCGGCATGGCCAGCACATTGAACGCTGCACACAACGCCCGCTGTCGCAAGTCCACAGGGTATAGCCTGCGCGGCCGAATGCACGTCGTCAGCGCCTGCACGGCCTCCATCCCGCGCACCCAGGTCGTCAACGTGCTCAGCACATCCACGTCACACCCTCGCAAACCACTGCCGCAAATAAGCAGTGAACGCGGCCACGACCTCACCGCGCTTGCGGTAACTGATACTCCGCAGCCACGGGCGTGGCGCCATGCGCGACGTCCCCAACTCGGTGAACGCCGCCTGGGGCACATCAGAACCGTACTCGACCCACACCTCTCGTGCCGAAGAGGCCGTGCCTAACTCGCGTACACTCCCTGCTAACTCGCCCGTGTCGATAGCCGGGGCCTCTCCCGGCGCCGAAGCCACATGGTACCCATACCGTCGCCCGTGCTTCGGCTCTGCCATGGCAATCTTGATTTCGCCAATCACAATGGCTTCACCCACCCGCAGCCCGCCCAGCACCTTGCCAGGCATCATGCGCCGCAGGCGCGCCACGGCTTCCCGAAACTCATGGTCGTCAACTCGTAAAGTCTTCATTGGCATCGCCAATATCCTTCACCGGCACCAGCACCGACGCCATCTCGGCTACAGGCAGAGCGTCCACGTCATACACGCCCCATGCCTGCGTGCGGCCACGCACATACACATGCACCCGCGACCGCAGCGGAAGATTAGCCATCGAGAGAGGCAGCCGCACATACACCTGCCGCGTCGCCATGATTCCAGGCTCCGCGCCCGCCATGCCGCTGCGTAGCCGCTGCAACACCAAACTGCACGGCACGCGCTCGCCCGGTGCTCCCAGGCTAATCGTCACAGAGCCGTCGTCGTCCTCTGCAACCTCGGCGCGCTGCACGGCGCACTCGAACGGCCACACGTCCATCAACAGCGCCTCTACATCCTCACGCTCTTGGGCGTCCAGCACCTGCGCCATCTCACACCTCGCCGGGCAGCACGTCGGCGGCGTCCTCGGCGCGCGTCACGGCCACCACCCTCGCAGCCGCACGCGCGCCGTAGTATGCCGCCATGCGCCGCGCCTGCTCGAACCGCTGCGACCGCCGCGCCGTGGTGCCGTCCACGCCGACATCGAACTCGGAAGCAAGCATGGCGGCCTTGTCGTTCCAGATATCGCGCGCCGCCGCGTGCAGGTCGTATGTCGGCGTCCAGCCGTCCTCGCCCGGCAACACGCCCGCCGCGTCGCGCAACGCATACCTCTCGATATACGCCGCGATGGTCGCATCATCCCATGGCGCGGCGTTGTCTTGCTCTGCCACCATGCGCCGCACCCGTGCAATCACATCAGCGTCTACCGCCACGCCTGCCTCCCAAGGTCAACTACTGAGAACTTGCCACGCTTCCGGCCAGCACGCCAAACGGATACCGGTTCGCGCTCTCGTCGACGGCATTCACGGGGTTGGGCAACTGCCACCCCAAGCGCACGGTAACCCGCAGCGCCACCATGTCCTGCTGCGCCAGGTTGTAGATGATGTTCCCACTGGGGTCGGTAATCACCGCCTGGTCGAGCAGTTTCCACCGCATCCCCTGGCGGAACGCATACACCAACTGGCTGAAATCGCCGGAAACCAGCAACACATCGTTCAAGGTGGTGCTGCCAACGACCACATTGGCCTGCCACGCGCCATTGCGCGGAAACTCCAGCGGCTCGCCGTCCAATTCGTACCGCGTGCCCTCCTGCATAGAACGCATGAACAACGGTCGCTCGGAAGAATCCTTCAGCCCGCGCAGTTTTGCGCGCATCTTGATAGCGGCAATGTGACCGTTGACCAGATAGCCGCTTTCCTCCACCTTCGCCAGCACGCCGTCCTCGGCCATGATAGCGTCATACATCCCGCTGCTCACCGCCGAAAGGTCGACCACGTGGCCGGTAGCCTGGGCGCCCGGCACCAGCGCATCCGGCCACGTGCTGGGTGCATTGGTGCCAAACAGCACCGCAGCATCGAACGCCTTCCCTAACGCTGCCACAAGATGCGGGCGAATCTCGTCCCAAATGGGGTACGAAGCATCATCCAAAACCGCCTCCGGGATGGGCACAATGGCGGCCAACTCCTCCGCGGTGATGTACTTGTTCTCCCAGGCGGCCTTCGTGGTCTGTTTCAGCCCCGCGTCGCCGCTGACGAAATACGCCTCCGGCAACATGCTCAGCACCGGCAGGCGGTGCTTGCTGGCCGGAATATCGGGCAGGCGGGCCGCCAGCCGCATCACCACGCTGTTCTCGGCCACGCCCTGGAAAATCTGTGCCGCTACGCTCTCTTCGATGAGAGCCTCGGCGTCACTCCGAGTAATCGCATCGTTATAAGCCATGATTTACGCTCCTCTCCCTGCAAGGGTTCGAATGAATTGGTCCACATTGGGCGTTTCAGGGGGCTTCTCGCCAGTCCCTGCATCGCCTCCGCTGCGCACCTGCGGCTTGCTGCTGAACAAATCGGGGTACTGCTCCGCCAACCCCTTCCACAAGCCATCGTCGTCCAGCGATTCGATGCCTTCGATGTCCACAGCCGCCAGAAGCAACTTGGGGTACTTCGCGCCCCGCTGCGCTGCCTCGGTCACGAAATCCGCCCGCCGTCGCGTCGTGTTCAACGCCTGTTCCAGTTGCTCCAACTGCGAGCGAATGCCCTCCGGCACCTCCTCGCCTTTGCTGATGCGCTTCAATTGCTTCTCCAGCGTCTTGTGAGCCTCCCGCTCACGCTCCAGCGCGCTCTTGAGCCCGCTGATATGGCGCTCGTACATCTCCCGCACATCGTCGGGCTGTTGCGCCAGCCAGGCTTCGAAATCGTTTGGCTTCCCGCCGTCTTGTTCACCCATCTCGGATACCTCCTGAAAAAACTAAAGCGGAATCTCCCGCCGTGCTCACAAATCACGCACACGCACCACGCCCAGCGAAGGGCCGTAGTCCGTCATCGTCACGACCGCCATGTCATCCCACTGCAGTCGCCCCTCCTTCCACGCCTTCCAGCGCCCAGGGCCTAAAATGTGCCGCTGCACATCTTCCGGCTGCTCCTCGAACCATGCCCTCCCCGATGTCCACTCCGGGGAATACGCATCCGTCACCGGCACCAACTGACACCGCCCATTGGGGTGTTCCTCCATCGTTTCGTCCATCGCATAAAACTTGCCGTCCAGCGCCAGGCACGCCGCACACGTCCGCGGCGACTTGGCCGCCACCCTGCGATACCCGCGAATGCCGGGAATGCGCCCATACGCCCGTCGGTTCTGCTGGCGCAGCGACGTCATCAGCAGCGTCCGAAACGCCGTCACGCTGTTCAGCCCCAGGCGTGTCATCTGCGCCTCGACAGCCCTGCGCGTTGTCGAGGTATCCCACACCCCGCTGCTGCTCATCTGCGTGCGCACATAGACATCGAATTGCTTCGTCATCACCGTGCTGCGCACCACGAAAGCGCCCAACATCGCTCCCAGCGCCTTGCCCAGGTCGGCCAGCCACGCGCTGTGCGCCTCCTCGGCGTGTTGGTAACTCCGCTGCGCCGCCAACACGGCCTGGGGATGATAAATCTTCACGGCCTCGCGCACCTGCGTGCGCAACCGTCGTATGGCATCCGTGGCGTCCAGAGCATCCCGCTCGTCCCACGCCTCCAGCGTGGCCAGCGCGCCGGCACGGCGCAGCGCCTCGCTCCACAGGCGCAGCAACCTCAACTCCGTGCGCTCCACGTCCCGCACGATGCGCATGTGAGCATCCAGCATCATCGCCGTGACCGCATCCATCTACGCGTCTCCCTCGCCGGTGCCGTCCATCGCACTCAGCACCCTGGCCAACGCATCCGGGCCGGGCAGCGCCTCTGCCGCCCGCTCCGCTTCCTGCTCCTGCTCTACCATGGCAATGAACGCCTCGCTCTTCCCCTCCTCGCGCAAAATGGCGGATAGGGGCATACCGGCCTGCCTGTTCTTCGCCCGCGCATCCGCCACCCGCGCCGGGAAGGCCACTTCCGTAGGCGCAAACTCCACGCTGATTTCGTGCGGCGGCACATCCTTGCCCGCGAAACGCAGCGCCAGGCTGAACACCTCACGCCACGAAACGGCGAACGCATCCACCCGACTGCGCGCACGATGCGCCAACACATTGTCCAGCAAACGCAGCGCCTCGCCCGAAGGCACATCGCCGCTTGTGCGCAGGTAATACGACGGCACACGCGCAATGGCGGCAATCGCATTCACGAAATGCTCCACCACACGGGTGTAATTCACCAAATCCGCAGGCTCGAACTGCCCCACCTTTGTGGGTTCGCTCTCGCTGGCAAGCGCTGCCGGAATTTGCCACAACCCCGCGGGGTTGCTCTTCAACGCCGTCAAATCTGCCTGCGTCACAATCCACCGCTGCGGGAACGCCCCCCACTCCCCGGTGACCATCATGTCGGCGATGGTCTTGTTGAGCATATCCTGCACCGGCGCAGCCGTCTCGAACTCCGCCCGCGCCCCATCCAGCCGCGGCCGAAACATCACCACGGGGAGCACGCCCAACGGGTTCGGCTCCGGCTCTCCCATTGCCTCCAGCGATTGCGGCAACAAATCGCGCACTCGTTCCCCGTCGGCCAGCCTCCGGCGTGTGCGATACCGATACAATGCCTCAGGGGTGTACACCGTCAGCCGGGCATACCCCTCGTTGTCCATCCACCACTTTGCCGCCTGCGCCAGCCGCGTGGCGTCCTCGCTGTCAGGCACGCCCGCCATCAGGCCAGGCCGCTGGTAATACACCTGCGGCACATCATCCCTGTTCGGCCACACAATCACATACGCCACGCCGGTGGCCAGCGCCTGCTCATGCACCCCCTGGGCCAACAGCGGGAAGCCGCTCGCCCCCCATACCGCATCGATGACGCCCTGGGCTGCATCATCCGTAGCACCCACCGAAACCAGCCGGATGCGCTCCAGCACGGCCTCGACGATGACCGAAACCCAATTCTCGACGAACATCAACCGCGACCGCCCACGCTCGCGGAAATAGTCTCGCACATTCTCGGAAACATACAGCAACGGCTGACGCCCGCGGTAGTAATCCCACAGCGCCTGCTGCTGCCTCGCCTGGGTGCGCAACCTGTTCACGACCCGCGCCAAATCTACAGCCATGACCCCGCCTCCGCCACACGTCGGCGCGGCGCGCGCCGCGCCTCCTCCGCGCCCATCCACGCCAATGCCAGCATGGCCAGCCCGTCGGGCAAATGCCCATTGCCGTATGCATCATCCACAGATGCGTACTTCAATTCGGCCTTCAACGAACGCACCACCGGAGCCTCGATGTCACCCGCCTCGACAGCCGCAATGACATTGCTCACCATATCCTTGCGTCGCCGTCCGGCCATGACCACGCCTCGCGCCGGCGTCTGCATATAGTGCCCCACAACGTCGCCCAACCCCGTGCCATCGTGATACGCCACTGACCGGCTGCCGTCTTTCCCCACGCCATACCGCCGCGCCTGTTCGTCGAACCGTCCCACCATGCGTGGCCACGGCTCACGGTGCCCCTTCCAAAACCACACCAGCCGCGCCGGGCGCACATCCACCCGTAATACACCAATCTCCGTGTAATCCACCTTGCGCGCCCAGTCCGCCGCCACCACATAAACCCCATTGGGCTGCGGCGCCTCGATTTGCACCACCTCCCCGGCCCGGCCATCGAAAACCCCCAATGCCCGCCGGAACATCCTCTCCACGGCCTCCGGCGCAATCGCCCGGCTCTCTGGCGCGGGTTCCTGCAAATCGAACTCCACGCGCCACATCTCGGCGGTCACCTGCGCCCGCTTCCGCTCGATTTCGTCCTGCGACAGCCACCCCGTGGGCGGCGCGCTGGTCTCCCGCCAGCACCACTCATACACAGGCCATCCCTGCTCAGCCGCCCGCAGCAGCACCTCGCTCATCGTGCCGTCAGGATGCTGATGCGTGGATGAAATCACCACCTGCGAGGCTATCCCCCTCGCGCTCATCGGCTGCCCCAGCGCGGCATCCAAAATCGCCAGCCGCATCTCATCGACCTCATCCAATCGCAGCCGTTGGGGGTGCGGGCCGCGCACCGACGTCTGCGAAGCCATCAACGCCTGCACCCTGTTCCCGGCAATTAACCGCATCTCGCGCTGCACATCGCCCACCAGCATATACCGCGGCGCAGCCGCATACCCCCAAAACCGCCGCATGTGCTCCAGCACCCTCCGGCTCTGCTCGCCAGAGCCGCCCAAAATTGTCACATCGGCGCCCAACGCCACCGATTCGACGGCGGCCAGCAGCGAAAGCAAAAACGACTTCCCGCCCAAGCCGCGGCTGGCCTTCCAAACCACAACCGGATAACGGGCGAAAAACGCATCCGCAAACGCCCGCCACGGCGTCACATGCCCGGCGCACACGCGCACATCTGGCACCGTTGCCCCAAACACACGCTGCACAAATAGCCGCAACTCCCCCTCCGTGCGCAAGGGCAGGTCGAACACCCATTCCCGCACCCGTTTGCGGCGGGTGCGGCGGGTGGCTGCCTTGGCGTCAGCCGTCGCCGTCATCACCGTCATCGACCACCTCGCGCACCACAATGCGCTCCACCGGAACGGCCTTGCCGCCGCTGGTCAAATCAACCGCCATGGGCGCATCCAGGCCCAGCAACTCGGAGCGCCGCTTCGAAATCCGCAAAATCCTGTCAACAGCCGCCAGGTCGCCATCTTGCGCCTTCGGCCATACCACGCGCAACAGCGCATCCAGGCGCTCTACCTCGATGCGGCGCACGGCCATTCCGTCCTCTACGATTTTCTCGTTCAGGCGCTTCAGCACCCGCATGATGATTTTGTGCGCCCCCTGCTCCGTCACCCCCAAAGCCTCGCCAATCTCCGCATACGTCTTTCCAGCCAGGCGCAGGCGCAGCGCCTCCTTCTCGCGCTCCCGCGCCTTCAACCTCCGCGCACTGCCCTTGCTACCAGCACCCATGACAGACCGCCTCGACCGCTAAACCGCAAATGGCTAAACCATTACTGAGAGGAATGATTTATTCCTTTCAGTAATTATAGGGTCTTTCGGTCAAAATGTCAAACATCATGCGGCCTGCCGTGGCGCTCCACTGCCCGAAACAACCTCCCCTGATGCAGCACCTCTCTCCCCGCGCCTTCTGGTGGGCGCAATGTGAATTTCCGTGCCCAATCCGGGCTGCTGCTCAACGGGTCAACACCAAGCGTGGCAACGCAAAACGCCCACGCGTCCCACATTGTGGGAAAGCCATCCAAAACCACTTGCGCTTTGTCCTGCCAGGCAGGCACATCGGGCGCATTTGGCCAGACGAACAAAGTCCAACCATAGCCGCGTCCTGTAGCAATAGAAGCCTGCATACCTATTTCTCCCTTGCCAGCACCCACCTACAACTGACCTCGGTAACAATTTCCACCAGACCAACCTCGGCCAGATACCTCACCGCATCAGTAACATCGCGAAGCGCCATCGTATCAATCATCCCATCAGAGCGTTGCCAGTACCGCACCACATCCAGCAAATGCTCATGCGCTTTCTCCAGCATCTCTTCAGGTACACAAGTAGCCTTCAAGACAGCCTCCTTACCAGACTTGGCATTTCGTCCCAAGTCCGCCCATCGAGTACCGCCACACTATGCCTCACGCTTGCTTTGCGTCATGTAACGCGCCCTCTTCCATTTGCCACCGCCGCACAGCAGCCAACAACTGCTCTACCAACTGCACGACCTCACGCGGCGCGTCCTCACCGTCCAGCAATGGCGCCAGCAATTCCGCCGCCTTGCTCACCCGCTTGTCCCACGGAAAACGATGCGCCGCCTGCTCATTGGCTTCGCCCCTGCGTAACGCCGCCGCATACTGCCTAATCTGACGCACCGAAGCCATCGTATCGGCGGCCCAGGTAGCAGCCTCTCGCCATCGCTCGCCTGCGGCCAGCACGGCCTTCCACTGGTGCCTGCTGAGCATGGGGAACTCATCACGCACATCCTCAGGCAGCCGCCGCGCCATCCAAACCATATCCCGCAACGTATCCGGCGAAAGGCGCGCCGCGTGCGCAACCTCTCTACGCACCATCGCCGCCGCCCCGGGAATGTGTGCATACTCCTCGATGAGCGCCAGCGTCAAATCGGCCAGCCCCCACCACGAAGCCTCCTCGTGCTCGGCCAGCGCCTGAATCTGCGAAATAGCCTCCTCGCTCAAAAACCGCATCGCTACACTCCTGAATCTCTCAAATCGAGGCCGCCCATCTCAACGACGACGCCCTGCATCAACCGGCTGGTCAAATACGCCAGCCCGCGCTCCTTCAACATCTCTGGCGTCGCGTTGCTAATCAGCACGGTGGCCATCCTCTCACGGTTTCTATGCCGCCAATCCAGCAAATCGAAAACCTGCTCGCGTGCCCACGACGTATCACTCATCCTGTCCACCTCATCGACCACCAACAACGGCTTCTCGCGCACCTCCGGCCTGGGGTCGTGTCCGCCGCTGTAACTATCGCGCACAGCAGAGAGGTAGGCCGTCATCGTGGTGTAAAGCGCAGGCACCGGCGGCGTGACCTCCAGCGCCGCGGCAATCAACGCCTTGGCTGCGCCGGATTTCCCCACCCCAGGCGGCCCATACAAGAACAACATGCCGGATACCCGCGGCAAGCGCGCCATCATCTCGCCCACGGCCTCAAGCGCCGCCTCTTTCCCGCGCCGCAAATGAGGCTTGTCACGGTACCAGTCCAGGCGATACGCCAACTCGTCGCCAACCAGCCCGCACCGCTCGCGCAACTTTTGTGCATACAGCCTGGCGCGTTCGGCGCCCGCATTGCACGCCGGGCATGGTAACTTCTTGCGCTCCACCTCATACCACCCTGGCTTCTCGACAACAGGCTGGTCGAGCCAAGTCACGACCTTGTACGTCCCCGGCGCGGAACGAAAAGGCCCGGCTACAATCCGTGTCTCCCAAATGACCCCGGCATCGCCGCACAAATGACACACGGCATGTGCTGCCCCATCGATTCTCGCGAAGAACACCTTATTCGCGGTAGCAACAGCGTCCACGGCCATCAAGCAGCCTCCTTCTCGTGAATCGCGCGCCAGATTTTGCGCGCCTCGAAAATCGCCTGTACGGGCGGATTGGCCCGCGCGTCGAAAATCTTCTCTGCGAGCAGCGTGGCCGCGCCATCACTATCGCCCGATTGCCACAACGCCCTCGCCTTCTCGACCACAGCGAAAGCCTCCGTCCCATCTCTCGAAGGCTTCTGGTGCTTTTGGCGCCCCTTCTTCGTGCCGGGCAACTCATGCCGCCGAAAGAAGTCCAACATACCGCGTAGATTTCGCGGGTTCCAGCCGGAAGCCACCCACGCCTCGACCACCCGCCCCCAGAATTCAAGCGCGTCTTGCTCGTCGCCCACTTCCCTCGCCAGCATCTCCCAAAGCGCCCGCCTGGGAAACATCCCAGCCCGCGAACGGTAAACCTCCACAGCCGGTGGCGGCGGCGTCTTCCGCGCGGTATGCTTGGCAGACTTGAGCGCCGGCGCGTTAGGGGCGGGCGCGCCAGTGCTCTCTAAGGGATGGTTAATTGGATGGTTAAAGGATGGTTCGGGTGAACCGGGTTCACCCCGCGAGTGCACCGGGTTCACCCCCTGGGGTGCACCGGGTTCACCCTGGGGGTGAACTGGGTTCACCCCCACCAGGGCATCCACATCGATGATGTAATCATTGGTGCCGCGGAAACTCTTGCCGTTGGGAATCAAAATACCGGCGTGCACCAGGGCGCGCACGGTGTTCTTCACCGCCCGCAGGCTCAACCCAGTTTTCCTGGCTACCAACTCAAGCGACGGATACGCCGCGCGGCCCTCATCGTTCGCATGGTCGGCAAATGCCAACAACACCAACTTCGCCGTGGCGCGCTTCAGCCGCTTTTGCTTCCCGTTGCGAGTGGCATACACCAGGTATTCTGGCAATTCCGCCTCGAACACAAAAGCCATGATTCTCACGCTCATAGCCCGCCGCCTAAAACAAGGCCTGTTGCATGGGTTCGCCGCGCCGTTGCACCTGCCAGCGATGCAGCGGCAAACCAATCTGGTCGCCAAAACCACGGTTGAACCGAAATCCGTGTTCCCAAAAAGTCTGAACGGACGCGTAATATAAGGTGCCGTTTTCCACATCCTCCACGACAACCTGGCGCGCCCCAAGGTTTTCGGCAGCCTTCAGCGCATCTGTGTCCACGGCGATTGCCGGTGGCACGCGCAAAATGTGTTTGCTGCCCTTGATGCGCTTGCGGAACACATCGCCCCGCACCTCGCCAATCACTCTGCCGTCTTGCCGTCGAATAACAGCCATCATGCACCTCCTAAACCAAGAGAGCGAAGCACGTCTCCAATGCTTTGCGGCTCGTTGCTCTGGGTGTCGCGTTGCGTAACGCTACGGGCCGCGTCGTCATTCATTGGCAGCGATTGCTGCCCTTCCTGCACGGCAAACCAGTCAAGCAATCGCCTCACCTCCACAGCAAACGCAGGATGCACATGCCATCCCTCGCCAGGGTAATCACACCAGTCAGGGCACAAATCCGAGGGATGCGGCCCCGCCCAACGGATAAGCGCATACCACTGCGCCGGCGTCAATCGCTTGCTGCTCGAAGTGCCAAACAATTGCTTGAGCAAATACTTGCGCCAAGCCGTACCACCGGCAAGAGAATTCATCATGCCAATGACAACGCCGCGCAATCCATGCGGAAAATCTCGCCCAGGCTTGTACGCCGCTTCAGTTTTGCGCAGCAATTCGGGAATTTCCTCTGCCGGAATAGGCTCACGTGGCCTCAAATACATCTTCATTGCACACCTCGGCAAACAAAGCCGGGCATGGGGCATCGCATCCCATACCCGGCATGTTCCTTCTACCAGGGAATTTCTTCCGCGGCTTCGTCGTGCGCAGGCGCATAAGCGGCCTCGGGTTGCTCGTCACGCTCGTCGCTTTCCTCGTTCCAGGCATCCAGCCACTCGCGGAACGACGAAAGCGCCTCGACCATCTGCGCCTTGACCTCTTCCCCCACGTGCCGCACCATCAAACGCTCTTTGCTGTCGATGGGCGCAGGATGAAGCGCGATGGGCGTAATCTTGCTGGTTTGGCCTTTGCCCACCGTCTTGCTTGCGCGGTCGGGGCCAAACGTGCCCACCATGTGCCAGAACGCGTGCGGTGGTTCATCCACACCATACTGGCGGAGCGCCTTGTGCGTCATCCCCAGCCCCTTGCTCAACGTCTGCAGCAAATACCCGCCGTTGAAACCCTTGGCGCTCAACACAACGATGCCCCACGGATGAATCACCCGTTCTGCATCGCGAACGCCCAAATAGGCCACAACCTGGACGTGCTGCCGGGAACCGGGGAAATACTTCGGGCTGCGCCTGCGCAATTCCTTGTTGAACCACGACTTGCGGTATGCAATGGGCGCGATGATGAGCGCACGCGCCCCAAAATGCTGCACTTCCCCCTCATCCTCGAAAACCATCGTCACGGTCTCGAAATTGGCTTCCACCAGGCCAATGTCGTAACCATTGTCCTGGGCAGCGGCAACGACCTCTTCCGACTTCGCCAGCCAACCGCCGTAATACAGCGTCTGGCTGACCTGCTTCAGAGCCACATCGCCGTTCTTCCACCAGAAATACGGCACAGGGATGGGCGGCTCAACAGCGCTTGAAAAAGAAGGGAAAACAGTGTCACTCATGGTAGCCTCCTGGTTGTGTTGTGGTTTACTTACTGTATTGTGAGTTTACCAAATGTAATGAGTTTTGTCAATAGGGAATTGAACACGAAGCAAAAAACACACAAACATTACACGGCGTGATAAACTGCAATTGACACCCAGCAAAGGAGAGGCTATAATGAGCGACAACAAATTTGCCAGATACATAGAGCAAGCCTACATTGCCTACCAGGCCAGGCAAGGCCGCAGAGTATCCGTATCAGAATTTGCAAAAGCCTTGGGAGTATCGCAAGCCCTGGTATCCCACTGGATGTCAGGGGTCAGAAAGCCGGGGCGCGACGTTGTTGCCAAAGTTGCCAATGTCCTTGGCCCCGACGTCTACATAGCCGCAGGGTACATCCCTGATGACCCCCAGGTACAAGAACTACTCACCTACTGGTTTCATCTTCCCCCAGAAGAAAAGCCCAAAATCCTGGCGAACCTTCGTTCGCTCACCTCGCAGAAACCGAAGACCGCACACGCAGAACAATGAACAACCAGTGCATACCGTGCTTCAACCCGACCCAGCACGGTTCGGGTCCGTGAGGTCGGCGGTTCAAATCCGCCCGCCCCGACTGGCACAAAACGGAGACCTTTGAGGTCTCCGTTTTTTTGTGG